CAGCAGTAAATAAGTTGAAAAAAATTGACTTGTCGCTTATTATTATTTGAATCTGCATAAAATGCCGGTTCAAGTTGATGCCTCCTATTACGCCGGCGACCTTGTTGTACGAATTTTGCCCACGCGCACGGCAACTAATGTACGGACTCCCTACCATATTGCTCTTCTTCTAGATACGAGTGGAAGTATGGACGGGGGTCCGCTAGCCGCCGTTGTCCGTACCCTACACCTTCTTATTGACCGTATGGGCGAGACGGATATGCTTACAATTATTCAGTATTCTGGGACGGCATCCATAGTTGTTGATTGTGCTGTTATGAACAACCGTGCTAAGACGGATATTCATCGTGTCATAGATAGGTTGACAGCAGATGGTGGTACAAATATGGAAGACGCGATTGAGGTGCTCAGTAATGTGAGTGAATCACATATTGACGCTGTATTCCTAATGACCGATGGACACGTCAATACAGGAATTACGAACTCTGCAGGCTTACTACGGCTAATTGCGGCGCGTCTACCAGGCGGGACCCCCGTGAATACGCTTGGTTTCGGTAGTAATCATAATGCTCAGATGCTCCGTGATATGGCAGTGCGGAGCTGCGGCTCTTATACCTACGCCGATTCCGCCGAGCTTATTCCCGCTATTATTGGTGATATCGTCGGCGGACTCATTGACCAAGTCGGTTCAAGTGCCTATCTGACTGCCCAGGCAGGCTGTCACTGCCTTGAACTTGGCGTGGATGTTTCACACCCTGAAGTATATCGTGTAGGCTCACTTATTGCAGACAAGCCTCAGTGGGCTGTCTTCCGTGGTCCCTTTGGTCCCCAAGGGGGTCCGTCCTCACCAGTTCAGCTTAGTTGGACTCCTAGCGGAGTAAGGACCGAGGGTGGGGTTACGCATCAGCTTGTTGCTACGCCGTCCGTGGCAAGTCTTGATATGATGGATATGGAAGAGCAGGTTCAGCGGGTTCACCTTGTCCACACAATGACTACTGTATCCGAACTGATTGTACGAAAAGACTATGCCGGTGCTATTACCGAACTTACCACTGCAGAGCATCGTCTAGCCCTATCTCCTGCTGTCGGTCGCTCCTTCATTCTCCGCCTTCAAGCCCAGGTGGATGAAATGCTAGATGATGTTCGTCGGCAACAAGGACCCGTAGTGGATACGGATGTTGACATGCTAACCCGAATGGTGAGCAATGTAACGGCACTCGGTACCCAGCACGGCTTCTTTCTCAGCCGTAATACAACTGTAGGCGACCCCGATGTCATTTCATCTCCGTTCAGTACGTCTCGCCAGCGGCAAGCTACGGCGAATATTACGCAAAGTTTTCAAGAGCATGAGTAGATGGACGCGTCCGATACAATTCGTAAAAACAAGGCACGCGCACTGTATGTGAATCAATATGCTCAGTTTGTCCAAAATAATCCTAGCGGTGACTGTGGAAAACTCAGCACAACCTGCTGCTATACAACGAGCAGTTGTATTGTTAATTTCCCCTCGTTTGACAATAAGTACGATTACTACTACGGGATGAATGTATGTGTCAGCACTTGTTCGTCAGCACCCATTCCTCAGAACGGCGGTAGTAAGTAACGCTTTTTTTCAGTGGGTTGATAAATGTCTCAGTCTGACTCTGTGATTTCAGAGAAACCGCAAGCAGACCGACTCAAGGAATCAATTGCGGTTTTGAAGAAACTCACAGTTGATTTAGGTATTCCATATGCATCTCCCGAAGTCCAAGAACTCAAGGCGCACTTTGACCGGTACATCAAAGACGGTGTTTGCTGGAACGGAACGGTCAGCTTTGCCGCTTACGGTCGTGTTGCTATGGTAAATCTACCTCGTGGAGCAAAAAAACCTATTGAAGTGACATTAAAGCAATTTCGGCTACCTAAGTGATGAGGTACGGTGCCGGATTATTAACCTTAGTTGGCTCCCCCTCCATTACCTCAATAGTAAACTCTTCTAGATTGGCACCCGCTGCCTTGAGATTTTGCGTGACCTTATGCTTATATGTAATCATAAGTTCAATCGCAGTATCTACCGTATAGTGATTATCACTAGTCGCACTGAAATCGTTTACCTGCTTACCTAGAATATAGACGTTCTTGTCGTAAAAGTAAAGGTCTAGATCGTGCTTCTTGAGATGGTCCCGTAGTACATTATAGCGTACCCAAGAATCTTCTACAGACTGCCTATAGCCAAACATACTAAAGGCAGTCATTATGCTAACTGCATATCCGATGTACATTGTATTGTTACAAATTGAGAATAAATTTAATTTATTATCAATTTTTTGTAGGCGGGGCGTTTAGTTACTGAATAACATACCACCACGACCACCATACACCTTAAAGATATTCCAAATCGTCACGTACGCATAAATATTTAAATTCGGCGGGGGTCCTCCGCCCCGTGCATTATTGATTGTAAGATAGAGCTCCTTGCGCTGTATCTTATCCCAATTCGCCACTCCTTTCGGCTCGTACTCTAACCGATTGTTCTTCTGTCCAAACGCATATGCATAAATATAACGGTCAATACATGCCTCTTTCACAAAATACTGCGACGGAATCACCGAACGGAAAAAGGACCCGCCTTCATGGACAAAACGTTCATACGAATTGTAGTGGAGTGCTGCACCCGCTAAAGGCTCCGAATATGAATTATAAAATCCAGGCTGGATTTGCCAGTTATTTATTCTTGACGGCAGCAAAATCGCATTTGGCCACCACGGAATCGTACACGGACTCGGCAAAGGCTGTGGTCCACCTGCCGGCTGTGAAAGCGGCGTTGGGTAGAGGTCCCGTGTAAATAGGAAGAATGCATTATAAATCTCCGCCTCAGGTCGCTGTAGAACCCAAAGTATTTCTTTCGTAGGATTTGAGTACGGTATATCCAAATGAATCTCCGTTTGACCTAACGTCTGCTCGGGCTGAATGGCGAAGTGCTGCTGTACCTGATACGTCAACTCTGCCGTACGGAACGCAATTGCCTCCTGCTCTTCTAACGAAATATACTCAATCATTACATACGCCTCTGTTGGAGACAATCGCAACGGCATCTGTATACCTGGAACAACCCCACCCGTTACCGGCGTTGTACACATATTCCTATTCATTGTATACACCGGTCCCGTTGGACCCGAAGACGGATTCGTCTGCCAAAACGGCGATCCTAGAATGGGTAACATAGGATTATACAGCGGGATACTGCCGCAGGGTATATTGGAGAGTCCAATCGTATTAGGATTGGCACGGGCTTCCGTATAGATAAGTTGGTTGATTGGACGGAAGGTCACGTGAATACGTACAAGGTCGTTGGCAAGTGCCTGAATCGGCAAGGCGTGCGAATGAATACCAGGCTTCGAAAACCAAAATGGAATCGGTACGTATACCTTTGTCGGAATCGGTGTCAGATACGTTGTATTTGTATATCCATTTGGGGTACGTTTAATCATAAAATTCTTTGCCAAAGCGGATTCCGTAGTCTCATTCAACTCGTCTAGAATTTCTAGAAGCCGTCCGTCAAACGTCTCTACAATCTGACCGCCAATCTCTAACTCTATCTGCTGAATGAGCGCGTGTCCTAGACAGTTCGTCCAGCCAAACAGCGGTCCCAAAAAGTTTCCTAGACTGTTGCGGTTAATCGTTTGGATACTTGTATCACCATTAGCTACCTGGATTGCTAACAATTGTTGAATATAAATGTCAGGCATTTCGACGACCACCATAACCCCGTTTATCAGTTCGCCTATCATAGGGACCGTGACTGACACGCGTTGACCGAACTCGGGCGTACCGTCAAATTCTACCTTATTCCATTGCGCCGAAAAGCGCGTCGTCTTATTCACAACATGTATAAACTGATGTATGTCTGGGTTGCCTTTTGTTGACATCAGACGTGCATCAGCGAGACCCGTACTCACTAGGGTTAGGCTATTTGCGGGTGTGGCAGCCATCCTATCCTTGTTATATGGGGTTAATTTAGATGCTGTGCTTGGTTTTACTAGAACAGTCGCTTGTCCTCGGACTCAAATACCAGCGTATCGCCCGTATTCACAATATCTGGCATATAGGTTGAAAACGTGATTTTGTTGGGAATCTTAATATCCAGCCATTTGTAATCACGGGGATAAACTTGGACAATGTCGTTATTATACTGATAGACGTACCACTCATTCACATATTTCGCCTTGAACTCCTTATTTACGTCCACTGCATTAACACTGCGTCTATCTACCTGAACTATAATTGGGTTCGCCACCAGTTGATAATTCGTATCATAATAGGAGTTTTCTATCAGAAGACCACGCTCCCATCGGTCAATAGGACGGTACGAAAAGACGTAGACGCCGCGCCGCAGTAATGAGATATTTGGTATCATTAATACTTATTTCGCAAGGGTCTTTAAGCAATCTCTCTTGTTACTAGCACAGTATTTGCTATAATAATTGCCACGGCTCCTGCTAGTTGTATTGCGTTAGGCTTCTGGCTTGTAAAAATCCAGTCAAATATGTACGCGGCAAAAATACCGAAGAACGAAAGGGCACTGAATAGCATTGTACTCACCTGGGGAACAAGGAAGAAACGTAGAGCGTAGCCCGCAAATCCTATCAATGAATTGAACGCAAGAATGCCGCCAAGGCTGTTTGCCGTAATGTTAAATGTATTCTTAGCAAGGACGCCTATTGCGGCGGCTGCAAGGATTCCTACTACCCATAGCACACCACTGCTGCCGTACATCTGTATCATCTTTGTCCAAGGCTGTGTATCTTCCTTCTCCCTACGCCAACGGAACCAAATGTAAATACCCACCTCTGTAAGCGCGGCAACTAAAGCACTGATGACACCAATCATAGTCCAATTAGAGGTTGTCGGTTGAGCTAAGGCGACGGCACCTCCAAATGCAAGAACAATCCAAGGGATTGACTTCATTTGAATTTCCTCCTTAAAGACCACTGCCGTAGCAAGGATGCTAAAAACAGGATACGTATAGAAAAGTGCCATTGCATTGCCGCCGGTCAGCTGGTCAAATGCCGTATAACTCGTAAATACATGAACGAGATTAAGAATGCCGGTTGCTAATGTTTCGGTTGTTAAGAGCGATCCGATAGCAAGGGGGTTCTTTGTAATAACGGCAGCTACAGCGGCTAGAATTGTAAACACCGCCATACGCAAACCGGTCTGGAAGATGACACTGACATCTACCAGTTTAATCAACATCGGGTATGCGGATAAAATCACCTCCGAAAGCACCAGAAGTGCTTCGTGTATCATTCCTTACTTTAAGGATACAAATCCTTTAGCGTACGGGCACTTGGATCCGTGGCACCTTCTATCCACCGTGGCAGCCACATCCGCGGGATAAGCGTTGCCGCCTTATCACCGTAATTTGCTGTGAAGAGTTGGCGGTACCAACGTGCCTCATCCGTAGTAGGAGGATTATGCGTATATTGTGTCTGAGTTTGGGTTAGAGTTTTTGCGTACGTGCTCGTTTTGAGATACCACGAGTCGGTCGTTGCGCTCACTCCGTCGCTGAACGCTTCCTTTTTTCTTAGGAGCACATCCAGTGGCAGATAGTGATCGTGGACAAATGCCTCGCGTAAAATAAACTTCTCCATCATTGCACCACGTCCCTCAGCGTTGAGTACTTTAGGACGTCTGAGGTAGGTAGCAATTGAACGCCACGTTGCTACAACATTCTTATCTAGAAAAGGAGTTCGTGCCTCCAAACCGTGGGCTGCCATAGACCGATCAGAGCGGAGAACATCATACAAGTGAATTTCGTTTAGGAGCCGTTCAGACTCCGCCTCAAACGCCTCGTCGCTCGGTGCCTTATAAAAATACAAATATCCTCCACCAATTTCGTCGCTGCCGTCGCCGTTAAATACGACCTTAATATCTGTCTTCTCCTTAATGTACTTACCAATGAGCCAATTGCCAACACTGGCTCGTACGGTTGTAATATCGTACGACTCAATATCGTGGACTACTTGGGGAATCGCATTGAGGAAATCCTCAGGGCTCACAACCACTTCGTGATGCTCGGATTTAATAAACTCCGCTACCATTTTTGCATACATAAGGTCTGTTGAACCTGGCATTCCGATGCTGAACGTATGAAGTTTCTTATTCTTTAGTTTGAGCTCACGGG